TTCGTCTGTGGGAACGTACCCCCCGGCTTTGACAAAATCAACCCATAGCGACAAATAATCTTCAATATCGCCGTGCGAATACGGCACAAAATCAAATTTACAATCTACGTCCCCAAAATTAGCTAACACAAGCGGCCTGACTAATTTCATCGTCACTTTTCTTGACAGGCTTTCGCGGTCTTTTTTTATACTGCTGAGAAAAACCTTGAATTGTTCGCGCCCTAATGCCTGCGAACCCCGCTCCTTGTTTGATGAGCCTCCGCTTATCCCCATAAGGTCAGGTACTAAAATACTGCGCGCTATCTGCATATTATAATAGTCCAGCCCTTTGAGATATATGCCGCCCGCGTCCCGTTCCAACTGCATAAAATCAAGCTCCGTATCTTCCGGGATTGCCATTGTTGTCGCGTTCTGAATTGATTTTATTGTTTTATAAAATTCGTCAACCTCGCCGGGTGAATAATTCTTCGGATATTTTCCGACAATAGTCCCCGAAGCAAAACGCTCAACATAAATAGCAAAAAACCGTAAAAAAAACTTTTTGGCTTTCCACGCCACATAAGCCGCACGCAAATCTGATTTTCCATAAGGATTGCCGAATTGCATCTGATAAACGTGATGTAAAAACGTAGAAGGCTTGAATCCGACTTCGCCTTTTGATGATGTCGACTGCAATATCTCAACCACATTCCCCTGTAAATCCATATTAAATTTGAATGAATGCGGGGCACGGGTTTTTAGAAATGAATAATGATATTTTCCGTCTTTCCCGATATTATAAACCGGCTCCGTGATTGAAAAACCATAATCATATGATGACAACATATCGCGGAGGACATCGTCAAAGCTGGAATCCAGCCCGGACAGCTCATTTATATGATTAAAGTTATCAGTTATGAATTCATTGGCTTCATCGCTGTCCCCTGTTATTTTCCAGCCCGTGTTTACAACCATATCTTTTTTTATTGACAACGCACTCTTAACTTGGTCGTCATCAATCATTTCGTCGTAAGTATTGTAATTGTTTCCGCTACATAATGGGTCGGGATTCCACGGGAAATTATAAGCTAACGCCCACATGGGCGACCTTAATTCTGTTTCGGCCTTTGATTTACTGCCAATAAATGGTATTCGGGCGGTAGTTTTTCGCTCATATTTCTGTCTCCCTGCTGTCGCCAAGTAAAACCCCCTTAATACCCGATTCCTTCTTCGCTAAATGCTTATTCGCCATATAAAGCTGAAAGGCAATACCGCTCGCAATGATGTCGTCATCGTGCTTGCCTTCCTCTGCCTCATATTTACCACCATTGTTAATAAATGTCAACCCCTCTTGAAGCAGGAAAATATCGTATATTGTAACTTCCGGCAAGAATTTATCAACGTCAATGTTGTCATCCTCCTCGACAGCATACTTCAAATCAATTAAAAGCAGAGTTCTTGAAACTTTATCTGTATGCCAACCTAATTTAACCTCTGTTTTACCCGTAGATGTGCCTTTTTTCAATCGTGTCGGTTTTTTGCGTTTATACAAATTCCTGTATCTGCAAATCTCATCCAGCCCCAGAAGCACTGCGTGCCCGGTATTGTTGTCTTCTACTCCGAGTAATGCGTAGTTATAGGCTCGCCCCCATTTATCGCATTCTTTGTAAAAAGTCTTTATGCCGCAACGCGCCCTGTAAACAAACGCCTCTCTGTGCTGTGTGACGTTAATTATTTTAAGCACGCAATAATCATCAACGCCTTCCGATGTATCCGCCCCGCCAACAAATAAGTCTGTTTTATTCGGCGGCTCGAAACAAACATAGTCATCACCGATTTCGTGATATTTTTCTTCTTTGTGCCATTCTTTGGCCTCTTTTAATAGAGCAAGCCATTTCAGCCCGTTGAAATAATGCTGACCGGACGTAATAAAAGCGTCTTCTTCTGTCTCCGGATACTCCTGCGGAAAGGTAGTTTTTAACGACCTCTTTTTCTGCCTCCGGAATAACACCTGTTCCGGCTCCAATATCAGATTATGCTCTGTTTTCATTAGCTTTTGGAGTTTCTTTTCTTCGGAGCTAAGCGTCCGCATAATATATTTAGGGTCTTGCCCTTTAAGCGGCAGTCTATATTCATCCTGAATAAACCACGGAAAAAATCTTGCGGTATATTCATTATCGCCCGTCTTTGCGTCCTGATAGGTCAGATAGCCGTCATTTCCCACGCCGTTACCCGTACTTTCGCCGCTTATATTAGTTATGGGTGATGTCGCTCCCATACTAGCGTGTATTTCGTCGTCCTTGCAAAAACACCACTCACTGATGTGCAAATTATGAAGCCCCACCGAACGGACATTTAATGATATAAAAATCTTGCCGTTTATTTCGGGAAAAGTTAAGGCTTTCGCGGATTCCTCTCCAAGCACGGGCTTGATATTATCCGGCAAATATTGAAACGCCAACTTTATAATATCCCACAGATAAGTAAGGCTTTCCCATTTGTGAGCCAAAATCCCCGTCGTCACATTATGGTGAAATATCGTATCATCAAGATAATACAACAGCCAGAATGTGCTAACACCCGATTGTCTATATTTGAGCGTAAAATGCCGGATAGGCCTTTGCTTTATTATATCGTCAGCAATAGCCTGCTGAACGCGGTTAAACTTCATATTAACGATGTGTTTGTACTTGTCTTTTATTTTATAAAGGTGCTGCAGCCGCCAGAATCTATCTTCAATCTTCGCGACATTTTTGTCTTTCATACTTTCGCCAAGCGCACCCTATTTGTTTCGCTGTCTCTTTTATGTCGTTATTCCATTCAATTCTGAATATATCCCCGTGGGTTTCGTTCCAGATAACTCTTAAATCATTAGCAAGCGTTTTGCCTTCCGGTATTTTCCCAAACGCCCATTCTATACATAGTCTATACTGATTGATTTTAAGGCTCGCCTTTTTTAAGCCGGCGGCGAAGTCATCTTTGAACGCCATTACTTGCCTTCCGCTTTTTCAACAATATCAACAATTTCAGTATGCACGTTATGTTTTACTTTTGCGTCCACCTCTAATTTTTGCTTCGGCCCGAACTCTGCGGATTTTTTACGCTCAAGATATTTAAGAGCAAACTCTGGGTTGTCTTTGACTCCCTTTGTGACCGCTTCACGAGCCGTCAATACGGGTTTACTTCTCAATGCCGTTAATCTGTCAGATAACTTTTTATCTCTTTTTATTAACTTATAATAAGTATCTCTACTAATGTCGGCATAAAAACACATTTCTGATATACTGCAATCAATAGACGCTGAATATTCTAATTTGCTTACAACAGCTTTATCAATTTTAGTGGGTCTCCCAACCTTTTTTTTAGCCGATTTTTTTGCTTTCTTTTTCATTTTCTTTACTCTCCATAGCCGGGTCGCTAAGATTTATCTTCGGATTAGCTTTCTTAAATAACTGCTCTTTTACTTCCGCCTCTGCCCTTTCGTCCCAAGTCGGCATTTGACAGGCACTGTGCCCCATCCAGTTTATACACTCTGTCCACTTTTGCGGATTTATCTGCATTGCTTTTGAAAAGGCTCGCATAGCTTTAGGGTGTTTGCCAAGTCTGTCAAAGCACCATCCCACATAAACAAACATATCTTCGTTCGGAGCAATAGCGATAGCTTTATCAAGCAATTTTAACGCTTCTTCATATTTCGTATTCTGATAACACCACACTGCATAAGCGGTAATTATTTTAACACTTTCACTTAACTCTGTTTTCATAATTTCGGTAAGTTCGTGCTGCTGTCTTTCAGGGTCTTTTTTTATTATGTCAAATATAAAGTTAAGATGTGCCTCCGGGAAATTATACCAGATGTTTTTCGCTTCTTTATATTTTTTCTGGTGGAACAAATCAATAGCGCTTTTTATCTTGTCTATTTTTTTGTTTATATCTTCCCAGTTTTCTTTTTGTATTTCCGCCGGATTATCGGTTTTCTGTAAAAGATAAGTCTGCCCCAAAGTTTGATAATCTTCTTTTATAACCTTAAATCCGCATTTCGCGAATAGATTATGTGCCGATTTTCGGGAAAAGCAATTGATGTGATTTTTGTGAAAATAATTATCTATCGTTAATTTGCCAATCTGTGCCAAGTTATGCAATTCAAAAAACCACTCCGGAACCGAAACCATAACCACTCC